CCGCATCTCACCGGGCGGCGCTTTGAGCACGGTGTGACGGACTGTTACACACTGTTCCGGGATGCTTATCATCTGGCGGGGATTGAGATGCCGGACTTTCATCGTGAGGATGACTGGTGGCGTAACGGCCAGAATCTCTATCTGGATAATCTGGAGGCCACAGGGCTGTATCAGGTGCCGTTGTCATCAGCACAACCGGGCGATGTGCTGCTGTGCTGTTTTGGTTCATCGGTGCCGAATCATGCCGCCATTTACTGTGGTGATGGCGAGCTGCTGCACCATATTCCTGAACAACTGAGCAAACGAGAGAGGTATACAGACAAATGGCAGCGACGCACACACTCCCTCTGGCGTCACCGGGCATGGCGCGCATCTGCCTTTACGGGGATTTACAACGATTTGGTCGCCGCATCGACCTTCGTGTGAAAACGGGGGCTGAAGCCATCCGGGCACTGGCCACACAGCTCCCGGCGTTTCGTCAGAAACTGAGCGACGGCTGGTATCAGGTACGGATTGCCGGGCGGGACGTCAGCACGTCCGGGTTAACGGCGCAGTTACATGAGACTCTGCCTGATGGCGCTGTGATTCATATTGTTCCCAGAGTCGCCGGGGCCAAGTCAGGTGGCGTATTCCAGATTGTCCTGGGGGCTGCCGCCATTGCCGGATCATTCTTTACCGCCGGAGCCACCCTTGCAGCATGGGGGGCAGCCATTGGGGCCGGTGGTATGACCGGCATCCTGTTTTCTCTCGGTGCCAGTATGGTGCTCGGTGGTGTGGCGCAGATGCTGGCACCGAAAGCCAGAACTCCCCGTACACAGACAACGGATAACGGTAAGCAGAACACCTATTTCTCCTCACTGGATAACATGGTTGCCCAGGGCAATGTTTTGCCTGTTCTGTACGGTGAAATGCGCGTGGGGTCGCGGGTGGTTTCTCAGGAGATCAGCACGGCAGATGAAGGTGATGGTGGTCAGGTTGTGGTGATTGGTCGCTGATGAAAAATGTTTTATGTGAAACCGCCTGCGGGCGGTTTTGTCGTTTATGGAGCGTGACGAATGGGTAAAGGCAGCAGTAAGGGGCATACCCCGCGCGAAGCGAAGGACAACCTGAAATCCACGCAGTTGCTGAGTGTGATTGATGCCATCAGTGAAGGGCCGGTTGAAGGTCCGGTGGATGGATTAAAAAGCGTGCTGCTGAACAGTACGCCGGTGCTGGACAGTGAGGGGAATACCAACATCGCCGGTGTCACGGTGGTGTTCCGGGCTGGTGAGCAGGAGCAGACTCCGCCGGAGGGATTTGAATCCTCCGGCTCCGAGACGGTGCTGGGTACGGAAGTGAAATACGACACGCCGATCACCCGCACCATCACGTCGGCAAACATCGACCGACTGCGTTTTACTTTCGGCGTGCAGGCACTGGTGGAAACCACCTCAAAGGGTGACAGGAATCCGTCGGAAGTCCGCCTGCTGGTTCAGATACAACGTAACGGTGGCTGGGTGACGGAAAAAGACATCACCATTAAGGGCAAAACCACCTCGCAGTATTTGGCCTCGGTGGTGGTGGGTAACCTGCCGCCGCGCCCGTTTAATATCCGGATGCGCAGGATGACGCCGGACAGCACCACAGACCAGCTGCAGAACAAAACGCTCTGGTCGTCATACACCGAAATCATCGATGTGAAACAGTGCTACCCGAACACGGCACTGGTCGGCGTGCAGGTGGACTCGGAACAGTTCGGCAGCCAGCAGGTGAGCCGTAATTATCATCTTCGCGGGCGTATTCTGCAGGTGCCGTCGAACTATAACCCGCAGACGCGGCAATACAGCGGTATCTGGGACGGAACGTTTAAGCCAGCATACAGCAACAACATGGCCTGGTGTCTGTGGGATATGCTGACCCACCCGCGCTACGGCATGGGTAAACGTCTTGGTGCGGCAGATGTGGATAAATGGGCGCTGTATGTCATCGGCCAGTGTTGCGACCAGTCGGTGCCGGACGGTTTTGGCGGCACGGAGTCGCGCATCACCTGTAACGCTTACCTGACCACACAGCGTAAGGCGTGGGATGTGCTCAGTGATTTCTGCTCGGCGATGCGCTGTATGCCGGTATGGAACGGGCAGACGCTGACGTTCGTGCAGGACCGACCATCAGATAAGGTGTGGACCTATAACCGCAGTAATGTGGTGATGCCGGATGATGGCGCGCCGTTCCGCTACAGCTTCAGCGCCCTGAAGGACCGCCATAATGCCGTTGAGGTGAACTGGATTGACCCGGATAACGGCTGGGAGACGGCGACAGAGCTTGTGGAGGATACGCAGGCCATTGCCCGTTACGGTCGTAATGTCACGAAGATGGATGCTTTTGGCTGTACCAGCCGGGGGCAGGCACACCGCGCCGGGCTGTGGCTGATTAAAACAGAACTGCTGGAAACGCAGACCGTGGACTTCAGCGTGGGCGCAGAAGGGCTTCGCCATGTGCCGGGTGATGTCATTGAAATCTGTGATGATGACTATGCCGGTATCAGCATCGGCGGGCGCGTGCTGGCGGTAAACAGCCAGACCCGGACGCTGACGCTCGACCGTGAAATCACGCTGCCATCCTCCGGTACCACGCTGATAAGCCTGGTTGACGGTCAGGGTAATCCGGTCAGCGTGGAGGTCCAGTCCGTCACCGACGGCGTGAAGGTGAAAGTGAGCCGGGTTCCTGATGGTGTTGCAGAATACAGCGTGTGGGGGCTGAAGCTGCCGACGTTGCGCCAGCGCCTGTTCCGCTGTGTGAGTATCCGTGAGAACGATGACGGCACGTATGCCATCACCGCCGTGCAGCATGTACCGGAAAAAGAGGCCATCGTGGATAACGGGGCGCACTTTGACGGCGACCAGAGCGGCACGGTGAATGGTGTCACGCCGCCAGCGGTGCAGCACCTGACTGCCGAAGTCACCGCAGACAGCGGGGAATATCAGGTGCTGGCGCGCTGGGATACGCCGAAGGTGGTGAAGGGGGTGAGCTTTATGCTTCGCCTGACCGTGGCAGCGGATGACGGCAGTGAGCGGCTGGTCAGCACGGCCCGGACGACGGAAACCACATACCGCTTCACGCAACTGGCGCCAGGGAACTACAGGCTGACAGTCCGGGCGGTAAATGCGTGGGGACAGCAGGGCGATCCGGCATCGGTATCGTTCCGGATTGCCGCACCGGCAGCGCCGTCTCGGATTGAGCTGACGCCGGGCTATTTTCAGATAACCGCCACGCCGCATCTTGCGGTTTATGACCCGACGGTACAGTTTGAGTTCTGGTTCTCGGAAAAACGGATTGCTGATATCAGGCAGGTTGAAACCACAGCCCGCTATCTTGGCACGGCGCTGTACTGGATAGCTGCCAGTATCAATATCAGGCCGGGCCATGATTATTATTTTTACGTTCGCAGTGTGAACACCGTTGGCAAATCGGCATTCGTGGAGGCTGTCGGTCGGGCGAGCGATGATGCGGAAGGTTACCTGGATTTTTTCAAAGGCAAGATAACCGAATCTCATCTCGGCAAGGAGTTGCTGGAAAAAGTCGACCTGACGGAGGATAACGCCAGCAGACTGGATGAGTTTTCGAAAGAGTGGAAGGATGCCAACGATAAATGGAATGCCATGTGGGCTGTCAAAATTGAGCAGACCAAAGACGGCAAACATTATGTCGCGGGTATTGGCCTCAGCATGGAGGATACAGAGGAAGGCAAACTGAGTCAGTTTCTGGTTGCCGCCAATCGTATCGCGTTTATTGACCCGGCAAACGGGAATGAAACGCCGATGTTTGTGGCGCAGGGCAACCAGATATTCATGAACGACGTGTTCCTGAAGCGCCTGACGGCCCCCACCATTACCAGTGGTGGAAATCCACCGGCATTTTCCCTGACACCGGACGGAAAGCTGACTGCTAAAAATGCGGATATCAGTGGCAGTGTGAATGCGAACTCCGGGACGCTCAACAACGTCACGATTAATGAGAACTGTCAGATTAAGGGGAAACTGTCAGCCAATCAGATTGAAGGCGATATTGTCAAAACGGTCAGCAAGTCTTTCCCCCGCACGAACAGTTATGCCAGTGGCACCATCACGGTAAGAATCAGTGATGATCAGAAATTTGACCGGCAGGTCATGATACCGCCAGTGTTATTCCGCGGTGGTAAGCATGAGAATTTCAACAGTAATAACCAACAGTCATACTGGTATTCAACCTGCCGGTTAAGAGTGACCCGCAATGGTCAGGAGATTTTTAATCAGTCCACGACGGATGTTCAGGGCGTATTTTCCTCAGTTATAGATATGCCTGCCGGACAGGGGACGCTGACACTGACATTCACCGTATCTTCATCAGGAGCGAATGACTGGACACCAACAACCAGTATCAGCGATCTGCTGGTTGTGGTGATGAAGAAATCCACAGCAGGTATCAGTATCAGCTGAATTTTATAACCCAGAACGGGCGTCAGAAATGACGCCTTTTTTATTGCAGAAAAGCGAGAGGTAATTATGCGTAAACTTTATGCCGCCATTTTGTCCGCAGCCATCTGTCTGGCCGTATCCGGTGCGCCTGCATGGGCGTCTGAACATCAGTCCACGCTGAGCGCGGGCTATCTTCATGCCTCGACGAACGTTCCCGGCAGCGATGATCTTAACGGGATTAACGTGAAATACCGTTATGAGTTTACGGACACACTGGGGCTGGTGACGTCATTCAGCTATGCAGGAGACAAGAATCGCCAGCTGACCCGTTACAGCGATACCCGCTGGCATGAAGACTCCGTTCGTAACCGCTGGTTCAGCGTGATGGCGGGGCCGTCTGTACGCGTGAATGAATGGTTCAGCGCGTATGCGATGGCGGGTGTGGCTTACAGCCGTGTGTCGACTTTCTCCGGGGATTATCTCCGCGTAACTGACAACAAGGGGAAAACGCACGATGTGCTGACCGGAAGTGATGACGCTCGCCACAGTAACACGTCTCTGGCGTGGGGAGCTGGCGTGCAGTTTAACCCGACCGAATCGGTGGCCATTGATATTGCTTATGAAGGCTCCGGCAGTGGTGACTGGCGCACTGACGGTTTCATCATGGGTGTCGGTTATAAATTCTGATTAGCCAGGTAACACAGTGTTATGACAGCCCGCCGGTTCAGGCGGGCTTTTTTGTGGGGTGAATATGGCAGTAAAGATTTCAGGTGTACTGAAAGACGGTGCAGGTAAACCGGTACAGAACTGCACAATCCAGCTGAAAGCAAAACGTAACAGCACCACGGTGGTGGTGAACACGGTGGCATCTGAAAATCCGGATGAAGCCGGGCGTTACAGCATGGATGTTGAGTACGGTCAGTACAGCGTTATTCTGTTGGTGGAAGGCTTCCCGCCATCGCATGCCGGGACCATCACCGTGTATGAAGACTCACAACCGGGTACGCTGAATGATTTTCTCGGTGCCATGACGGAGGATGATGCCCGTCCGGAGGCACTGCGCCGCTTTGAACTGATGGTGGAAGAGGTGGCGCGTAACGCGTCCGCAGTGGCACAGAACACGGCAGCCGCGAAGAAGTCAGCCAGCGATGCCAGCACATCAGCCCGTGAGGCGGCAACCCATGCGACTGATGCTACAGGCTCAGCACGTGCAGCCAGCACATCAGCCGGGCAGGCCGCGACGTCGGCTCAGTCAGCGTCTTCCAGCGCAGGAACGGCATCAACAAAGGCTACTGAAGCATCAAAAAGTGCTGCCGCTGCAGAGTCCTCAAAAAGCGCGGCAGCCACCAGTGCCGGTGCGGCGAAAACGTCAGAAACGAATGCCGCAGCATCACAACAATCAGCAGCCACTTCTGCATCCACCGCGACCACGAAAGCGTCAGAAGCTGCCACCTCAGCCCGGGATGCGGCGGCCTCAAAAGAGGCAGCGAAATCATCAGAAACGAACGCATCATCAAGTGCCAGTAGTGCAGCTTCCTCGGCAACGGCGGCAGGAAATTCCGCGAAGGCCGCAAAAACGTCTGAGACGAATGCGGATAACAGCGCACAGGCGGCAGCAGACTCACAAACTGCATCGGCAAACTCCGCGACAGCAGCCAAAAAATCAGAAACCAACGCGAAAAATAGCGAGGCAGCAGCAAAGAGCAGCGAAACCAACGCTAAAGCCAGCGAAACTAATGCTAAATCCAGTGAAACAAACGCGGCGAAATCTGCGGCGGACGCACTTAATTATCGCAACCAGGCGCAAGTAATTGTTGGCGATAATATCGGTCTTGGTGAAGTTGCCATGACCTGCACTGATATCTCTGTTGAGCCATCAGGTTATATTGGATTTGTCAGGATTTACATCTCAGCGAAAGGTTATCCATCAGTAGCGTCTAGTGCCGGTGATAATCTTATTTCTGGTTATATAGTTAGATCAGAAGTGTCAACAAAAAGATATTCCGGTCTATTTGTTGGTTCAGATACAAAATCATTGTATTCGTACATTTACAGCCAAAGTTCTGGCCCGCAATGGATACGTCATACCCGCAGAGATGAATTAAGCCGCTTTGGTCAAAATGAATCAACAACTCGTATGTATGGTCCAACTGGTGATCGTTTCTTTGAAATCCATACTAACGGGAGTTGGGGAGTTTATGATTCTTCTTCTGGACAATGGTCTCCGTTAGGTTTAGCCCAGGGCGGTACTGGTGGAAGAACTATCGAGCAAGCACGTGCGAACTTGCGGGTAATGTATGAGCAAAAAGCTGGCCTTGCTAATACTGACCTAAACACCCTTACCGGTGAATATTCTGGTTTCTATCAACAACCAACGAGCGCTTACGCAACAGAAGAATTAAATTACCCAATCGGTCTGGCGGGCGCTTTAATAGTGCTCCAAACGAGAGCCAACACTGCTTCTTCCTGCGTTCAGGTGTACTACCCTTATAATAATCCGGGAATTACTTATAGACGAATATATGAAGGAGGAAGCGGTACCTGGTCTGAATGGAAGAGAGATGTATCAACAGAAAGGGTTGAAGAGGGAAAAGAAACAACTTACGTATATTCTACGTATTCTTCAGGCGCACCACGCTTACAGGTTTCCAAATCTGGTTTGTGGGGTTGTCATAATGGCACTGGCTGGTTGCCATTAGCTGTTGGGCAAGGAGGTACAGGTGCGACAACAGTAGAAGATGCGCGAAACAACTTAAGTCTTGGCGAAAGTAGCGCAGTTAAATTTAAAAACCTTACTTTAACCGAAGCGCTCGACACGACATTAGGACTGCTTACAAAAACAGGACGAGACTGGAACACGCAGCATACTGATAACATTAATAAATTTATACCAATTGCAGGCAGTACAAACGGCCCGGCAGGTTCTATGGTTCTTGGCGGCATTCATGTTCAATTTAGTAAAAATTATGCTGTGCAGTTCGGAGGCCGCAATTCCGGTTTTTGGGGAAGAACAATTGAAAATGGAACGACGCAGGAATGGAAGAAATTACTAACAGTAGACGATCTCAATTCATCTACCGATCTTGCTGTCAGGTCATTAACCACATCTAACCCGGTAAAATCTGGCGGAGGGCGAATTGATGTCCTTGGAAGCACGTCAGACTATAGCAAAATGGATTGCTTTGTACGTGGGTTTGATAGCACCGGTAATTCTCTCGCGTGGGCGTTGGGTTCATCAGTCGGCGTAAGTAAGATGCTGTCGCTAAAAAATTTCTTTAGCGGAGCTGAGATACTGTTAAATGGTAATGACGGCGCGGTTCAACTCAAAACAGGTGCTGTTAACGGGGCTAAAGCACAGGCGCTCACTATCAACAAGGATGAGGTTAACTCAACTGTTGATTTAACTCTTACAAAACAAACAGGGACTGGAAATCGTTTTGTTTTACAGAACTTAGGTAATACAGAACTATCATTTGCCGCAAAAGTATGGGGATCAAGTGATCGACAAAACGTTTTTGAGGTTGGAACGTCTGCTGCGTATCTGTTTTATGCGCAAAAAACATCAGCAGGCCAGTTGTTTGATGTAAATGGCGCTATTAATTGCACAACGCTGAATCAGTCATCAGACCGCGACCTTAAAGACGATATTCGCGTTATCAGCGACGCTACGAAAGCAATCCGTAAAATGAACGGGTACACCTACACGCTCAAGGAAAACGGAATGCCTTATGCTGGCGTTATTGCACAGGAAGTAATGGAGGCGATACCTGAAGCTGTGGGATCGTTTACTCATTATGGTGAAGAGTTGCAAGGTCCGACCGTTGACGGCAACGAGCTACGCGAAGAAACTCGCTATCTTAATGTTGACTACTCCGCCGTGACGGGGTTACTTGTTCAGGTCGCCCGTGAAACAGATGATCGCGTTACCGCGCTGGAAGAGGAAAATACAACGTTACGTGAAAATCTGGCAACAGCAGGCACCCGGATCACCACTCTGGAAAATCAGGTAAGCGAACTGGTTGCACTTGTCGGGCAGTTAACAGGAAGCGAACATTGATATCCTTCAAGCCCTGAAGGAGGCTGTTCCTGGTACGTTCAGACTGTTGTTGAGCTGGAAATCGCAACGGAGGAAGAAACCTTGTTGCTGGAAGTCTGGAAGAAGTATCGGGTGTTGCTGAACCGTGTTGATACATCAACTGCACCTGATATTGAGTGGCCTACGAACCCTGTCAGGGAGTAATCATTGGGATTATGCCGCAGCACGTCTTAAGCAAGAGCGAGCTGCGGTTGGATGCTATTTTTTCCCTGAAGCGGAAAACATTACTACAGTACCTTGAACCTTGGTTTTAACATTCTCGAAATGCTCTGAGAGTATATGTGTTAAGCCTTCTTCGGAATCTTTTGTGTTTGAAAAGATGCCTTTCTGATTGTAAATGCGCATCAGTTTTTGACCGAAGCTATTGTGCACAACTCCATCGCCAAGAATTGTGGCTCCGTATAGAGTTCCATCGTCAGTTAAGGCCTGCGCCGCATTGCGTATTACACAGCTTTTTGTAGATATATTTCCAGGCAGGCAGTGAAGAAGGTAAAACATGGAAATGGAATCAAATTGACCATGTAACGCCGCGGGATAAGGTTCAAAAACATCATGGCTAATTTTATGTTTAATTTTTGATTCCCCAGCCCTTGTAGATGCCGCGTTCAGGCTAGCTTCGTTCAAATCCATTAAAGATATCAGACTACTCTCAGGTACGTGAGTAAGGTAAAACCCAGTTCCAACACCAATATCCAGATGGTTGTTACCTAAATGTTCCAGAAAGTGTGGAAGAAGGTGTTCCTTTGTAGGACATCCCCATGCAAGCCGATTTGATACTCCCAAAACCCACCAGTCATAAAGCTTTAGGGTAAGTGGTGTGTAAATTTTAGCCCCATCATCTGTGTTTTTTTTCATTAATTTCACCATGTTATAGTTTTGTTTGTGAATTAAATCAATTATGGTGATGAATTACAAGGGGTTAAATGCTGCCGCAGCATAGCGATATTGAAATAGCCTGGTATGCTTCGATACAGCAGGAGCCGAATGGCTGGAAGACCGTCACCACATAGTTCTACATCCAGGAATTCAGTGAGCATATTGCGCCACTTCAGGATGCTGTAGATCTGGAGATCGCAACGGAGGAAGAAAACTCGTTGCTGGAAGCCTGGAAGAAGTATCGGGTGTTGCTGAACCGTGTTAATACAACAACTGCACCGGATATTGAATGGCCAACAGGACCCATTATCGAATAGTGCATTACGAACTGCAGGATATTATATGGGATAATATTCTGCAGTTTATTGGGGCTGTATTTTAAAAAGGTGTTTATTTTGAGTGAGTTATCACCTTGTTTTTTCCGGTTCTTTTGGCTTGATATAACGCTTTATCGGCATTGACTAACATTTCAGATGGACTGAGATTATTCTCTTTTGAAGTAAAGCAACCAATACTGACAGTTATTTTCTCAGGTCCATGCGATAATAATTTTTCCGAGCATTGCTCTTCAATGTTTTTTCTGATTCGCTCTGCAATTGATAGCAAGAGCTTTTGAGTATTACCTTTAATGATAATACCGAACTCCTCACCGCCTAAGCGCCCTAATATATCCTCTTTCCTGATGGATTTTTTTATTATTCTGGTAACCATTACTATGACTTGATCACCCATATGATGCCCCCATTTGTCATTGATGCTTTTGAAATTGTCAATATCTAACATTATTACTGAGAAATCATGGTGTTTTGATATATTCTTCAATGAGTCAATAAAGTATCTTCTATTGTATGTATTCGTTAGTGGATCATGAATTGCCATATGATTAGCATGATTTAATTTCCTGAAAACATAATACATGAGTGTTGAAATGATATAAATCATTGATATCAATTCAAGAAATTTTGTCATGTACCATGCAGGATGGGATTTATCAATAAAATACAATAAAATTAGATTATTGCATACTGACACTATACTAATAAGTATTATACACAACCATATTTTTGAGTAATTACGTATGCTGATGCATGAGCTGATAAGTAATACAAGCCAAAATACTGATATTATTTTGGTGTACACGATATTCCACGTCGACAAATGACGATTCAGCGAGTATTGTATAATATTAAGACTATATTTTATATTGTCACTGCTTAGATTTTTTGCTACAAACGGAGTAATAAAAAGAATTAATATTGACAAAACAACAATTATTATGTTTCTTTTATCTTCTAAAACACTTTTATTTTTAACATTGGTGGAATAAACAGCCAGAAAGATTATAGATATAAAGCTGAACTGACGGAATAGATAATATATTGCGATATCATTTGATTTCTGATAGATTGTAGATAAATCGTTACCTAACGGAGATAAAGAAATAATAGCCACTTCTAATAAATAATACGTGTTGCTCAAAAACGCGAATGAAAGAATTAAGAGATAACTTTGTCTCTGATTAGAAACATAGTAAAGCAATAGAAAAATAAAAATCATCAGGTTTATGAAAAAAAGCCCAATAATGAAAACACTATAACTTATTTGTGTTGTTTGTGTTATGTATATTCCATTATTTTCATGCAGTAACAAAAATATAATAGAGATGCATGAAAATAAAAAGATGAAGATTTTTATTTTTATAGGTACCTGCTTGATAATCATGTACGCACCTGAGAATGATATATATATAATATGTATCGCTACAAATAACGATAATTTCTTACTGGTGATAGTATACTATTATTCTGGTTAATCGCTGTCAAATTGATGATTTTGGTTAGTATTGCAATAGCGAAGAGTTTGATCCGGTAAGACTGGCTAGGCAAGGCTATACCAAAAAATCAGTGTAGGTTCAGAAAACGATGCACCATACAATCATCAATAATTTCAAATTGTCCATTGTGCATAAATCATAAAGAAAACCGCAGCACGTCGTATGCAAGAACGTGCTGCGGTTGGCTGGTGAACTTTCTGGATTTGCCCCTATATTT